TATATATATAAAAAATAAAGGAAAGAAATGTTCAATAAAAACGTAACAGATGTTTTAACTCAATTAAATGGAATTACAAATTCAGTAATTCTAAAATATCCGCAAACAATAGCTGTTTCAGAATCACAAGATGTGTTAGTACTTGTTGATATAAGTGCACTAGACTCAGAAAGATTCCCAGAAATAGGATTAAAAGATAATCTTAATGATTTTTTATCATTATTTAAATTATTTCCTGAAGATAGAAAAGTAACTATAGATGGTAATAATATTAATATTACTAGTGGTTCAATTAGTTCAACATATATTGTTGATAATGTGGCTCTTATGGATGCATATAATAAATCACATGAACAATTTTCAAAAACAGAAGAGGCACCATCTGTAGCAAATTTTGATTTATCAGTTGATGATATTAAAAATCTTAAATCTGCAACAGGAATATTTAAAGATTTATCTGAAGTTATTTTTACAAGTCAAGATGGTGATATGAAACTTAGTCTTGGAGCTACAAATAAATTCAATGCAAAAAGCAATACATACTCTGTAACAAAAACTGCAAATACTACTAAAGAATTTCAAATAAAAATTCCTGTTGATAATTTCAAAATGCTTCCAGTATCTGATTATAGAGTTGAAGTAAAATATAATTCAACTAGAGATTCATACAGAATTTTACTTGTAAATAAAAGCTTAGAAGGATTTAAATTACTATTATCAGTAAAAGTATAAATTATACTTGAACCTTAGATTTTCTAAGGTTCTATTACTCATACAAATATTAAATATAATTGTTATATAATTTTTGTATGAGTAATACGGCTCAATATTTGTTTTTCGATGAGATTTCGATTAAAAATTTCGATGTAAGTCCAATGAGACTTAAAACATAGAACTATTCGACCATACAGGAGTAAATTATGGATATAAATGCATTTAACTTTGACGCAATGAAAGAAGCTGTTGGGATTGACCCATTCGCAAAAACTACAAACAAATATGCGGAGGATAACAGATTCTACAAACTTACCAAAGATAAAGATGGTAATGGAGCTGCTCTAATTAGATTCTTACCTGATTCAGAAAGAGGTATGATTCAAAAACTATTCAAACTGAATACAACAATAACAAAAAACGGTAAAAAAAGATTTGTAAGTGAATATTCACCATCATCAATTGGACTACCATGCCCATTTCAAGAGGAATGGCAAAAACTATGGAATAATGGAGATAAAGAAAACTCAAAAATGTTCGGAAGAGGTGTTAAATATATTGCCAACATTAAAGTTATCAAAGATCCAAAAGCACCAGAAAATGAAGGTAAAATATTTCTATTTGAAATGTCTGGTTCAATGAAAGATAAAATTCAAAATGCTGTAGATCCATCAGAGCAAGATAGAGGATTAGGGGCAGTACCAAAAGAAATATTTAATCCTCTTAAAGGAAACTCATTCAGACTTGTTTCTAAAAAAGGTGCTAACGGCCAAATTAATTATGACGCATCAGAAGTTATTAATGAAGTAACTAGTGTATATAATTCAGTTGAAGAGGCAATCGAGGATATTAAAACAAAATCTTTTAAATTATCAGATATGTTAAAACCAGAATCATTTATGAGTTATGATAAATTAAAAGAGAAACTTGATTGGGTAACATTCAAAGATTCAGAAAATGTACAAGATCAACCTATACTAGCTGAAGTTGCTCAACCATCGACAATTGTTCCAGATGTTCAACCTGCTCAGCAAGTTCAAGCTGTTCAAGCTGTTCAGCAAGTAGAAGTTCCTGTAACACCAACAGTTTCTCCTGTTTCTCCTGTATCTACACCACCAACACAAACAGCATCAAGCCTCGATGATTTGTTAGCAGGTCTTGTATGATGAATGGAAAATAAAGGAAAGAAATGATTTTAATTGATTTTAGTTCTATTGTACATAGAATGATCCATATTAGTGTTTCGTCTGCAAAACAAAAAACTACTGATGGTAAATTTATCACAGATGATTTTATAGGTATGACAAAGTATCTTATATTACAGGAATTATTTAATATTCAACAACAACATTCTCCAAAATTTGGAGAATCTGTTATTTGTCTAGATAAATCAGGAGAAGGATATTGGAGAAAAGATATTCTTCCAGGATATAAAGCTAATCGTAAAAAAGGTAGAGATGCTTCTGAGATTAATTTCGGAGAAGTATTCAAAGAAATTGATGTATTAATTAATCAAATAAAAATAAACTTACCATGGAAAGTTGTTGAGGTTACAAGATCTGAAGCTGATGATGTTATACTTGTTTTAGCAAAAGAGTATAGAGAATATGAAAATATACTTATTCATAGTCCTGATAAAGATATGATTCAAGCTCAACAAAATAATGATACTGTTTTTCAATATAGTGCTTTAACTAAAAAATGGATTATACCAGAAAATAAACATGATTCAATGGATCATTGGTTGCAAGAACATATTATTCTTGGTGATGCTTCAGATGAAGTACCAAAAGTTATAGATCACACAGAATTTTCTGATACATTTATAAAATACTTAAAATTTAATAATGTATTAATAACATCGCCACATGAATTTAAAACAAATAAAGATATTGATAAAATAATTAAAATTGAACTTTTAAATAAATTTGATATTTTTAAATTAAATCGTAAAGGTGAAAGTACAGGAGTTAAAGATATCTATAAAGATATTAAATTCGGCCCTGCTACATTGCAAAAAAAGATTACTGAATTCGGTACATTAGATAAATGGTTAGACTCACACCCTCTTTATAGACAGCATTATAATAGAAATTTCACATTAGTTATGGAAGAAGGAATTCCTATTGATATACGTGATAAAATTTTAATTGCTTTTAAAGATGCTGATGTAACCTATAATGAGGAGCATTTTAAAGAATTTTTGCACCAAAGTGGGTTAAAAACTATATTAATGGATCTACCTAATATTTTTAAAGTTAATCAAGAATTAACAATTGAAAATTGTGGCTGGTAATTTAATCTTAGTTTAAACTTAATATGATATAATACATTATCTAAAAAATAAAGAAGGAAAGAAAATGAAGAATACTGTAAACAAAACTGAGAATAAACATATCTATAAAATTATGGATATTGATAATGGATTAAGAAAAGCATTTGCTAATATAGTTGGAATATATCTTTTTGGTGGAATGGTATTAGGTTGTCAAATATGGTTTAGTGTTTTTTATAATCTTGTTGATTATGACACAATAACTAATACAATTACATTTTTGAAAATTTTATTTCCATTTGTACTTGTACAAAGTATACTTATGTATGAGGCTAATAAATCATATGTTATAGATTTGTTTGAAGATACATTCACATTTCCTAAATCAGATATGGAAAATAGTATTTTTGAGGTATTAATTATGGCACCTTATTGGAATTCTATGTTTAGAAGAACGATTTATGGTCAAGAAATTGAAAATATGTACATTGATACAAAAAGAATAAAAAGAAAAAATTCTGAAACTAAAACTCTTTATACTTTAAATATTGTAGGTACATTCGGTTCAAGCAACTTAGAATTTTCAAATAGACAAAAACGTGATGAGGTAAGAAATGCCATCAATTCATTATATAGAAAAGTTAATGGAAGAAGCATTGATAGAAAAGTTTCTGAATTCATTTAATAGAAAAGTTTCCAATTTCTTTAAAAAATTGGTGGTGGCTGTATATAAAGGAAAGATATGATTGATAGAATTGATGTAAAATATTTTAAAATGGCAGTTGGACTTGATAATATCGGTAAAGAAACAGATGTCGATATTGTCGCAAGATGTCCTATTTGTGGAGATTCGAAAAAAAATAAAAGAACAAAAAGACTTCATTTATACAATAAAGGTTCTGTGACAAATGTTTCTTGTTTCAATGGCGATTGTGCCGTTCATAATAAAACGGTTTATTCATTTCTGAAAGATTTTTTTCCTGCTTTATTAGAGCAATATAAAAAAGAAAATTTCAGAAATACAATGACTAAATTGGCAAATGGTAATATTGAAGATGTATTTGGAACATTTAAAAGAGCTTCTGAACCTAAAAAAGAAAAAGAAGTACTTATTCATGATTTAACACCATATCTGAAAGATTTAAATGAATCGTCAGAAGGTATTGAATATTTAAAAAATAGAGGTATTAATTATTACCCTAAGCAAACTGGTAAATGGTATTTTGGATATCAAGATTTAAAAATTGGTGAAATATTATATAAAATCACAGATGCAATAGTTATTCCATTATATTATGAAAGTTCTATGTATGGATTCTATTCAAGAAGCATAAAAGATAAAACATTCTATACATATATGCACGATGCAAATATTGGATATAAATTATGGAATTGGTTTACAGCTGATAAGACACAAAAAGTTTATATATTTGAAGGTATATTTGATGCAATATCAAGTGGAATGTTGAATATTATTGCATTAATGGGTGCTAAAATGACAGAAGATAGACTTAAAGAATTAAAATATCCTGTATTTGTTTTAGATAATGATAAAACAGGATTGTTAAATTCACTTGAATATGCGAAACGAGGATTTACAGTTTATATTCAACCTAATAAATATAAAGAAAAAGATATGAATGAATTAATGTTGAATAACCCTGATTTAGATATTCCTGAATTAATTCAACAAAATACTTTTAGTGGTATTTCTGCGCAAGTTAGAATAAAATCTAAATTATAATAATGTTAATAATTAATGTTATATAATTATAAAAATTATTAAAAAAAAGGAGAAGGATTGTTTTTACAAACTAATGATAGAATTATCAATTTAAAAAATGTTAGTAATATTAATATATTACATGACTCAAATAGGATTATATTTAATCTTAATTATAATATTGAGATTCAATATTCTGATAAAAAAGAAAAAAGTAAGTTTATTAGTGATTATGTTTATTGGGATGGTGTTAATTCAACAGATCTTAAATATAATATTGATTATTTATTAAATAATTCTTATTTTAAACAAAATTTTATATCACAATTAAATATGAAAGGATTCATTAATATTAATGAAATAAGTTCAATTAAATTTAGTGAAAAGAAAAATAGAGTTATATTTAATTTAAGCCATCCGATTACATTTACAGATTTTGATGGAAAATCAAAAATCACATCTGAATTTGTGTATGTGAATTGTAATGATATACATAATTATAATGAATATGTAGAATATGTTAAAAAAGAATTATTAGGAGAATAAAAATGGAAATAAGATCATCAGAAGAAGCAAGACAAAGTATTGAAAATTTCGCAAGAGCGTATCTTGAGTTAATGTTAAAGAAAAAAGAACTAGATTTAGAGATTAAAGAATTAAAAGATACTTTTAAAGAAGATGGTGTAGCAGTAGGGATTGTTTGCAAAGCACTGAACTTGATTAAAGCAGAAAAAAAACAATCAGATTCTGAGTTATTTGAAAAAGAAAAAGTTAAAGATTGGTTACAAGGTAATCAGGATATTGATAATTCTATTAGAGAACTTATAGCAAAATAACATGAAATATTCACCTTATTCATTTAGTAAACTTAATACATATAAACATTGTAATCGTAAATTTAAGTATAGTTATATTGATAAGGTTTCACCTGATAATAAAGATATTACAGCATTACTTAAAGGTGGTGCTGTCCATTCAATTATTGAGTATTTTCCACAAAAAAGTACTCATAAACTTGCTAATCAATATCAACATATATTTGATAAATTTATTGAAACTAAATTAGCTAAATTATATTTAACACAAAATAATATTAAAGAGTATGATTTCGGTTTAACTAAAAAATTGATACCTACAGCATATAATGATAAAGATGCGTTATTTAGAGGTTCTGTTGATTTTATCTGTATAATTGATAAAACACTATATCTATGTGATTGGAAAACAGGTAAATATAAAGAAGAGAAATATCAAACATATGACCAATTAATGTTCTATGCAATTTATTTCTTTCAGAGATATGAGAATATCAATAGTATTAAAATATCATATGTTTATGTTGAGCATATTGATACTGAAAATACAATGGTTCTAGAGCGTAAATATTTGAACACATATATTTTACAATTAATTAATTCAATCTCGAATGTTGAACACGAAGAAGATTTCAAAAAAACAATATCTACATTGTGTAATTATTGTGAATTTAAAACTCATTGTGATAATGATTCTTCTTTATAAATAGTATAAATAAAAACAAAATACATTATAAGGAAGATATAATTATGAAAAATATCGAAGAAATAAAAATTCAAGAAGCAACAGCGTCAATTGATATTGCAGGAAGAGATGAGAATTTATCAGCAGATCAAATGTTTCAGGAATCTAATGTAGAGTCACTTGCTAGACAAATTTGTGCAGTTGTACCTATTCATGGACCTACAGGTGCTTTATTTAATATTAGAAAAAAACCACAAACAAATGATTTTGAGTTAATAAGATCTGAAGTAGAAGTACTAACGAGTGTTCCTGTTAATACTGGTATTTCACAAGAGGCTATTCAAGACATGAAAAATACTTTTGGGAAAGATTATTCTCAAGTAATTGGAAAAATGTTTAGAGGTATAGCAAATGGTATTGAAAATAATGCGTTGTTTACGTTTTTAGATGCAAATTCTAAAGATTATGGTTCTTTAACATTATCAGATTCAAAAAATGCAGAAGTAAATTTATTTGAAATTACACAAAGAGTTCATGAAATTATTCTTAAAATGAATAGAAAATCATACAGAACATATGATTCATTTGCTATTATTCCTGCAGTACCATTAGCTGGTATCATGGGTCTTAGAGGATATGCTGGTGCTTCGTTACACGAACAGAGAGGATTATTTATTGCACAACTAGGACAAACTAAATTCTACCTTAACCCAGATCCAGATTCAGTTACAGGATATATTGGTTGTAAAGATGAAGAAAATCCAAGTCAAAGTTCAATTACATTTTCTCCATATCAATCAAGTATAATACCTGTACAAAATCCAGATACTGGTAATGTTGGTAACTTCTTAATTAATAGGTTTGCAATAACAAAATCTCCATTAGATATTCTTAATGATGAGATGTTATATAAATTTGATATCATAATATAAGGGATATCAGATGAGTATTAGCTTTGTAAATTTATTAAAAATGAATAAGGTTTTAGATAATGAAATTAATGAACATTTTTCAACATATACTGGAACTGACAAAACCATTCTTACAGAATCATCAATTAAAGAAAATTATACTGCAAAACCAGAAGAAATACTTAGAGCAGCCGGTTTCAAAATAAATTTAATCACACCATCTGTATTTGGGTTGCAGATTGATTTTGCTAAAAAATATGAAGATAAAGAAATACTTGATTTATTAAAAGAATTTAAAATTAAGATAAAATCAAAATCAATTTTTATTATATATTAATGTCTAAAATTATAGAGAAACATATTAATAAATTGATAGAAGAACGTAGAATTATGTTAGAAACTTATTTTAGACCAATATATGATAAACCTGATAAACTCAGATTAAAGGGTATTGATAAAGAATTAGAAAAACTTAAAATACAATACCCAGAGTATTTTATTTAACTAAAATTATAATATAATAATTTAGAAAAATATATAAAGATAAAAAGGAAGGACATGACAGAAAAAATTACGATTTTTCATGCCAAAAAAACTATATCAAAAACACCAATTTCACCTTACGATGATAACACGTTTGTTTTTGAGACTTATACTGCCACTAATAATCTTGAAATGTACAGTGTATTAGTAAATCACTTCGTACTAAATATCCCTCTTTCCAAAATTGAAAAACCTATTAGAACTTTTAGACGTAAAGCCAACCTTGAGATTTTTTATGATGATTGTATATCTTATTTTATATTAGATATTGATAATGTTAAATCTGAATTTGATAAACAGCAAATCTTGGAATATTTTAAAGATTATAAGGTAATTCTGGGTGAATCAAAATCATATAATGGTATTAATAATTTTAATATGAAGGGATTTCTTTATACAGAATGTATAGAATATCAAGATGCTAAAACAGCAGTATCACTTATACACCATGATTTAAAACAATACTGTACAATTGATGAATCTGTTATTAGAAAAGCTAGTTTAAATGCACCAATGATGAAAAATAATATCTTTATTAATAATGAAGATGGTATTAGATTTAAATTCATTAAAAAAGCAGCTATTGAACATATTAATGATATTAAAAAAGAATATATTGGTGATAGTATAGTATTTGATTTAGATGAGCTAAAAGATATTGAAGCAGATTCTATAGAAAAACTTTGTCTTAAAGTATTTCAATCGTTAGGTTTCGAAGCAATGAGAAATAATGCAAATGGCAGTATATCTTTCAAACACCAATCTGAAAACAAAACTCCAGGTGGATTCTTTTGGTTCAGTTCAAGTCCATATACTATGCATCACGGTAATAGCACAAAAAGTATTAATATTTTTGATTCTATAAGAAAACTTGATGTTGCTAAAGAATTAATGAAAAAAGATATTAATTATGATAACGAATTTTTGAATTTTAATACAGATACATCTATTATAACTGTTAATGAGAAGTATCTTGAAGTTACACCAGATATCAATGAAAAAATACAAGATTTCTTAAATAATAATAGTGGTTTATTGAGTATTAGAAGCCCTATGGGTACAGGTAAGAGTACTATTATAAATCATATTATTGAAGAATGTCATGAACAAGATATGAAAGTTCTTATTATCACAAATAGAATTTCAGTTGCTCAAGATTTTGCTAAAAAATATAGTATCAAATTATATAATGCAGATAAATATGAAATTGGTGACAGTTTAGTTTGTCAATATGATTCATTATGGAAATATAACATTAAATTTTTCGATATTGTTATTATGGATGAATTCATTTCTCTAATGATGCATAGCAGAAGCAATTTAAATAATTCAAGTTTTAATATTGCTAAGTTTTTTGGTTGTTTTAATAAAAAGATGGTAATTGCTGATGCATTCTTAACTGGTTATGAGAATTTCTTATTGAATAATAAAACATCAAATATCCATTTAATTGATAATATTTATAGAGACCCAACAACATTATATAGCTATGAAGATTTTAATTATTTTGTAGATTCACTTGTTTATCATTCAGGTAAACACAAAATAACAGTTTCTGCTACATCATTAGGATTTATTAATTCATTATCTTTGTTACTTCAAAAACGAGACATAAAGGTTGTTACATTAACTGCTGAAACACCTGAGAGTACAAAGAAATTAATATATGGTTTATTTGAAGAGGAAGAACACGATAAATGGGAAGTATTGATTTATTCACCAACATTAACAGTNGGTGTATCTAATCTCAATAATATAC